TACTCATAGTATTTATTGTTTAGTTTATCTATCTGATTTTCTTTGTCTATCGTTCCGTAACACACATCACAATAACAATCTCCATAGTCCATTACAGGCTCAGGATTTGCACAGCTACACACATCATCCCAATCATCCCACAAATCATCTCTATGACCATAGCTGTATCCACCATCCCATTTGAATATATCTTCTGTATATGTTTTGTGATACTCACCTGTGTCTTTGGTGTCGTTGAAATATATGTATGGCATATACACTTTGTTATCTACCATTACTTCTGCTCTCTTTCTTTCATACCAGTTGGGGTGTCCCTCTAGCATATCTAAGTCCATTAGCTCATCCTCGTTTACTAGAAACAAATCCATGTCTACGTGGTGACCAACGCCAGGTCTGTTAAGTAAGTATGGTATCCCCTGTATCACCATTGGATATTTCTCTATTGTTTCTCCACTACCTATATACGTTGCACTGCGTAAATATCTGTGATAGTTTGAATGGTCTTTCTTGAGTGTTCCATATACACCTACTAGTGTGTTGTTGAGCACGTTGTCTTTACTATACATAATATCATTCTTTGTTATCCAATCTTCTTCATTGTATATCTTGAACTTCTTTGTCTTTAGATTTGCTGTCACGAATCTACTATCGTTCATCTCTAGTATACTCTTCCATCTCTTGCGTGGAACATCTGCAAGTATCTCTGCCATATGCTGTGTGTCTGTCTTTTTCTTGTTGCCAAGTCCATACACAGTTCCATTCTGAAACAGAATCTCTTTGTCGTTGATATTGAATGGGTGACAATTCTCTCGGCACACTTTCCCAACTGTTGCATACCTGAAGTGTGCAATGTATGGTCGTTGTGTCTTGAGAACCATATACTCATCACTATCGTGATAGGTAACATTCCATTTGTCTAGCCAAAGAACACCCAGTCCATGAGGATTCTTTACTGCTGATGTCATCAATGTTTCTGTCTTGATGAGCTTCTTGTTGTTTTTAATTATAATAATACACATAACTATTCTTCTTGTTTATCGTTAATAAATGTTTCTATTTCGTTTGCTACTTCTTCTGCAATTAAATACTTTCTAAAGTATCTTGCAAGTATGTATATGTCGTCAACTCTTTTGTCATTACCATTATACATTTTTCTTACAATATGTCTAACCTTTGTCAAGAATACTTCAAACGAAGTTGGTCGCTCATAGGTTAGGTATAACATTTTATACATAAGGTCGTATCTAAGTTTTAGTTGTTTGACATTCCTGATCGCTGAAGGTATCCTGAACTCTACTCTACTGCCCTTGACATTGACTGGAGAATACTTGTGATTGTTCTCACGTTTAGCTGGCTTGTTTGAAGCACAATAACTTCGCTTGAGCCTGTGTCTGTATAGTGCATACAGCAAAGCAATTTTCTGTCGTAACTTGTCTACTACATCATAGCCATCGTGAAAAGCAAAATCTTTTTGCTTGACTGATATTGTCATATGTCCACCACATCTTGTATCGTATGGGCTAGATATAATATCTTCTGCCTCATCCATAAGCTCGAACACACGTTTCCTGTTTGCACTGCGTGGACTTGCCAAAGGTAGTATGTTTGTAACAGCTTCAACTCCACAAGAGCTGTCTGTCTCATACCCTGCAATAAACTCATCAAGTTCATCTGTTACCCAATCCCCATTCTCACAACAATCATTACCATCCCAAGTAAAGTAATTCTTCTCTATCTCGAATCCTATGAAGTATTTGCTGTTGTGGTCTACCACTGTTGTGAGATTGTTTTTGCTCTCATGATAGTCACATATCTCACCATACGTTGATGAACCTCTAACATTTTCTTCATCCCAATAATAACATTCGTCTCGTTCACACCAATGTGAATCATCTATATGGCAATAATCCTCAATGTCTTCACACCACGCACAATCATCTTCTTCTAGCCAATATCCCTCTGCAGTTCCTCTTTCAATGAAGTGCCAATAGTCGTTCTCACTTGCTCGTTCATCATTAATGAGATGTCCACAAAATGTTTCAGCTTGATAACCTGTGTCGTAATAATACGTATCATCTATCGTGCAACTCCACACAATGTTACAGTGGCAATATCCTTCATCATCTGTGTAGATATAGTTTCTGTCTAGAGTGTCTTGGTCTACCCAGTCTCGCTCTTCGTCTTCATTCAACACTTCGTGTGCTTCACACTCTAATAAGTGACATCCCATTTCTTCACTCCAAACTGTGTCTTCAATGGGGTACATTTCCCCATCGACTTCTACTTCTTCTATGTTTTGTGTTCTCATAACTAGTTTCTTCTAATCGTATAATCTTCATTGACCAAGCTAAATACTTCCTGATAAAATTCTTCAGGAACTTCAGCTTGTTTCATCTGCTCGTTAATTTCCTCGAATAGTGCGTCTACTGCACCATCTAATGAACAACTATCTACTTGGTTGTACCAGTAGTATACTTGCTCGAATCTTTCTTCTGTTGTCATAATAAATAAATTTAATTTGTGCTTACTCTTTAGGGTTTCAGCTTTCCCTTGCGTGTTCTACAACTTCATCATAGAAATCTAAATGATCCCAATAGAAGTCGGTAATATCTATATCGTTCAGCCACACATCTGTTATCTCTAAATCTTCTTCAGGTGGTTGATAATAATCTCCACTATCTTTGTAGTATTCATATCGAATCACTAACTCATAATGGTCTTGCTTTAGAACATATGTTCCACTCTTTTTAGTTTTCATATTAATATTCTTTAGTTGCCAAGTGCCAGTATCTTTTTAGTTCTACTGGTACATATACTTTTTCTTTTGTTTCGCAGTGTATCCACATTTCTGTTTCTCCACACCCCATAGTTTCTACATAGTCATAGTCCTCAGGGTTGTCTATATTTAATACTTCGTAATTCATATTGTTGGGTTTATGTTGTTCTTACTTAAGTATTGTGCGAATCCTAGTGCGACTACAAAGTCCTCTTCATTCGAGCTTACATTCTTGTAGTATCTTTCCCATGCCTCTCTCATTTCGTCTGACTTGTATTCTTCTAAAAGGTCACAACACATTTCTAGGTTGTCTAATAGTTTTGATTTGTCTACGTTGTCTGTCTCTGCTACATACATAAACGCCTCGTTCAATGTTTCATAGATTACTCTATAACTTTCTTTACTTACTTTCATTTGATTAATTGTTTGATTATACTTGTGTCTACTGTTCCATACTTTGCGTGATACTTCATTAGTATCTTCTCAGCTGTCTTATGTTGCCAAGATTCTGGAGAGTATGTCCTCCATATATACAGATTGTTTTCAATCTCTGTAATTTCTGTTTTCATATTAATAATTTGTGTTTATTAAGCTATTCATTTCTTCATTCCACTCTTCTATCATCATGTCTGTGTCTATTATTTTATCGCCTGTCTCTTCACAGGTTGTATAATAGATTTTTATTTTAACGTGTGTTTTCATATCTATTTATTTTAGTTCTATAAATCCTTCTGCGTCTGGATACCTAGCCCAGTTATCACATAGTATTGTATAGTGTGAATACTCTGAACATCTCGCCACTGGTTTGAATCCTAACTTCAATAGATAGTCCAGTCCTTGTTGTGCAATATTTCCTGTCTCGTAACAATACGATAAGGTTACACTTCTTGTCTTGTCTGTGTTGTATCTCTTTGGTTCAGATATTCTAACTCTTGCCCCTCTGTTGTCATCAGGTCCAATGTATTTGATATTGAACTTCCTGTAATTTTCTATCTCGTGTATTCTCATATTACTTCTTTATTGATTTTCTTAATATACTTACTACATCTACCATAGCATTTAGTTGGTCTGAGTTTACGTCTAATTGTCCCAGCTGTATGCTTTTTAGTTGTCTGTGTAATCTCTCTGCTTGTGCTTTAGATATTTTAATCTTTACTTTTTCTACTGGTTCTGCTTCCCAGTAACTATATCTCTGTTTCATCTTTTAAATTTTAAATTATACTTGATTTTAATTTTCTTCCACCATTGTAGGTGTGTGTATTCCTTTTCAGTATACACGTTTACTCTGCCTGTATTATCTATAATACAATGCAATCCGTTTACTATCTTGTGTTCCATTATCCTAGTATTCCAAAGTTTGCCCCATCTACATTTACTTCTCCAGTTATCCACATAATTATGAATCCTAGTATTCCACTTGTTGCAAGTAGGAATAGTCCACCGATTACTAACCTTACCATTATAGTTGCTAGTGTTCCTGTCATTGTAGTTAAGACGTTACCTTGTCCGTCTCTTACTCTTGTTTCGTTTGCGATTTCTCTAATAATTGTTTTCATTTGATTTTTAAATTAAGTTAAACTCTCTATTAATTGCTCTCTCTACTTTATTTCTTTTGTAGATTTTTTTTGCTTCTTCCCAACTGCACGAATGCTTTTGCATTATGTCTGAAACTATCTCTCCAAACATTGCCTTGCGTTGATCCAGTTGCTCTTGAATTTTCGTGCCAAGCTCTCCCACTTTTACACGAATTCTTTTTCTTGTTCTCATATATATTAAATTAAATTTAGTAGGCGTAGAGGGATTCGAACCCTCAGCAGTCCCTTGTTTCTTTGTGTTTCTACTATACGCCTTGCCTACTCTTTTTCTCTCTATCTGTTTGATGATTTTGACATTTTCAGGGACTAGGTTAGCTGTCCCACTTGTGCCGAGTAGACACAGTTTGCCCTTGTCTTCAGTGCGATACTAATACGACACTATAACAAGCCACTGCTCACAATGTTTGCAGGTATTCAGATAACTATGATTCTCTCGCAGGGATTAACCACTTTGTGCAAAAGTTTACAGCTGGTAGTCACTTGACATACTTCGCCCTCTTGCGTGGAGATAATCAACGCATTGATTTTTGTGTGTTGCCACCAATCAAAACAAGTGTTTAGCCTTTCTTCTTGTGTTTATAGTCGTATAGGTGCCGACTGCCTTAGACACTATCTAACAATGTCTGTTTTTCACTTGTTTTTATGTCTGCCGAGCAATTTAAAAAGTCATTGACATTTTTAAAACTTTCAAAGGGATTAACCACTTTTGAAATATTGCCCACTCCGAAGAGCCGAAGAGCAAAGAACGTATTTGTTCCCCCTCAAAATATGAGTTTTACAACGCCCTGAAGACGTTTAGAGGGGGTTTTTTGGGTGTTTTATGCCTCTATTAGCTTTTTTGCGTTAAGTCCGTTAAACGCTGTTAAATAGTCCATATTTTTGGACATTTTCAGCTTCACAACTTTTTGAATTGTTTGTTCTGTGTAGAACTTCACGAAATGCCCTTTTTTAGTCGTTCTTACTAATGGCATAAGAAGAGGCAAAAATTCGCTTTTGTTCTTGATTATATAGTTTATTAGTGTTTTACACTCTTTTAAATAAACTTTATTTTGAACAGATTTTAAATCTATGTTAATGTTTGTATCTTTCTTAACTTCGATTAACGTATTTATTAAACTGCTTTTAATTTCTTCGCTCTGTGCTTTTCTTCTGTTGCTCTGAACTATGGCGAATTGTGGGTTTAATCTTCGTTTCTCTGCTCTTGCTTTTAGTGTTGCTTTGCTTACTTGTTTTTTAGCTGTTACAACTTTTTTAATTGAATTTGTTTTAATTGTTGTCATAATATAAATAATTTAATTAATAATAGCGTTTTAATTGTGGTAACGCTTTAACCACTTTGACAAATCAAAAATAGTTATTTATTTTCGTTTTTCAGGTGTTTTTTTTAATTATTTTTTGTTTATTTTTTAAGTTATTGAAAATCAATAAGTTACGCATGAAATTTAGAATGAATCTAAATAATATATTTTGTTAAATGGGTGTAATTTTGTTAGATGTTTTTTTGATTTCGTGCTGTTGTTACTCTCTTTCTGTGGGTGTGGGGTAACGGGGGAAGGGGTAAACGGGGGAAGGGTTGAGGGGTTCGGGGGTTTGGTGTGGGTGTGGTGTGGTGGTGGTGTGGTGTGGGCGTGGGGGTGTGGGGGTGGCTAGAAAAAAAGCTAAAAAAATCGAGGTGGCACAGGTTTTTTATTACCCCCCTATCAAAAAAAAAACTAAATTATTATTATGATACAACTACAAAAAAGCTATATATTACCCAAATGCTCTATGTATGTAATATGTGAAATATTTTTCGTATATTTACCTCATGGAAGAAGTTACATTAGAAATACAAGAAAGACTCTCGATCGGTTTCGCCTTAGGCTGGAGCTTTTTCGGAGCAACAGAGCAGTTCCCATATGATGAACTAGTAATTTATTTAGGGATCGTAAGTTTAAACTTTAAATGGCAAAACAATGATACATAAAAGACCGATCATGTCAGAGTATATGGCAGAGCGCAACAAGCATGAGCTTGACGGCTATGGACAGTACTACGAAATGGGAATCAAAAAACTAGCAAGTTTCAAAAATGCAAAACATCGTGCTAAGAAAATTAGTATGATTGCAGAGGGAATAGAGCTTGCTGAAATGAATAAAGATTTTAAAAGTATATACAGGTAACTTTCTTCCCAATAGTTAATTTGTGTTTCAAGAGGAGGCTGATTTAGTTCAGTCTCTTTTTTTTGTGTCGATTTATGTCGACCAATGTCAAAACTATGTCGAAATATTTTTACTTAACTGCTTGATTATCAACTTTATGTCGATTATGTCGATTTTATAGTATATTTTTAGAAAAAAAAATAAAATAAAAAGAGTAATTACTATAAGAGAGTATATAGAGGAAGAAAACCGACATACGACATATTAAAATTTATTTGTATATTTGTAGTAAATCAAATTTAACTTAAATGAATCCAAAGATACTCTCATTCGATGAGCAGGGGAGAGAAAAATTATTAAACGGTATCACTAAAATATCTAAAGCTGTAAAAAGCACGTTAGGGCCACTCGGCCAAACGGTTCTCATAGAATCCCAAAACCATACCCACGGAATAACAATAACAAAAGACGGAGTCACAGTAGCTAAATCTATTGATCTTGAGGATTCAGTAGAAAATCTTGCAGTCCGTATGATGAAAGAAGCGGCAGAGCGTACAGCTAACTCAGCTGGTGACGGAACAACTACAGCAATTGTCTTGACGGAAGCTATTGTTCGTGAAGGTTTACAATTATTCAAGCGTGATGAGAAAGTAAACAAGACTCAAATAGTTCGTGATATAAATAAGATAACCGAAAAGCTGTTAAAGGATCTAGACAAGAAATCAAAAAAGGTTACAGGCAAAACATTAAAAGATGTAGCCACAGTTTCTGCTAATAATGATGCAGAGCTTGGAGATATGATCGCCTCAGCATACAAAGAATTAGGTAATGACGGAATCTTGACTGTAGAAAACAGCAAGACAGAAGAAACTTACTACGAAATTACAAAAGGAATCAAGGTTGATAGAGGATATACCTCTAAATTGTTTATCAATAACCACAGAAACGATGAATGTATCCTGGATGATGTACACATTTTAGTTACCGACATGGAAATTACAAACATTCTTCAAATCGAAACTGTATTGAAACCAATAATCAACCAAAATAAAAAATTATTAATCATAGGTAACTGTGTTCAGAACGTAATCAATACGCTTGCAGCGAATGTTGTGCAGAATAATCTAAAACTCTGCAATATTATACCACCATCGTTTGGCTACAAGACAAATGAATTGCTTTCAGACATAGCATTGGCAACAGGAGCTAAGTATTTTAGCGAATCACAGGGTGATAATCTAGGATTGTTGACGATGCAAGATTTAGGTCAGGCAAATAAAGTGATCGTTGGCAAAGATTCTACAGTTATTATGAAAGATAAACAAGATAATACTGAAATATCTAGCAGAATTGAAGAACTCAAGGAACAAAAAGCAAATAGTAAGCTAAAAAAAGACAAAGATTTTGTAAATGAGCGAATTGCTTTGCTTTCTGGCGGAGTTGGAGTGATATATGTAGGCGCAAACTCAGATATTGAGCAAAAAGAAAAATTTGACCGCATCGAGGATGCGGTATGTGCTGTAAGATCAGCCGTTGAAGAAGGAATCTTGCCAGGTGGAGGGATATCCTTACTAAGATGTGCTGAACAATTAGAAGAATCAGATGCAGGAGATATATTATACGGAGCATTGTGTGCGCCTATAGAACAGATCCTAGAAAATGCTGGGGAAAATGTAAAAGAGATTCGAGATGAAGTATGTCAGTGCAACGAAGTAGCACATAATTATGGCTATGACGTAAAGAATAAAAAATTTGGAGATATGTACAAAATGGGAATCATAGATCCAACGAAAGTAACAAAGAATGCATTGAAGAATGCAGTTAGTGTAGCAACAACTATACTTACTACAAATGCAATCGTAACAATGAAACGTAAAAATGGCTAGAAAACTTACTATTGCTGATTACAAAACTAAAAGCAGAAAGAGAAAAAGAATTCACTGTAAAACTAAAAGTAGTAAAGTAAAGCATAGTAAGCATTATCTAAAAAGATATAGAGGCCAAGGAAGATAGTTAATTTAAATATTTAAACATGGTAATACATAATCAGATTTTCGGACATTATAGAGAAAACGAAGAAAAAATTAAAAACGCTATTAAGTTTTTAAAGAAAAACGGATACAGTATCTATAAAAGAGAAATAACAGAAACTGAAGTAGTGTGAAAGCAGTAGGTAAATACATAGTGCTCTCCGAGCTAGAAGAAAAACAAAAAACCGAATCAGGAATATTGTTGACTTCTGAAGACAGCAACCAGCTAAGGTACAAAAAAGGTTTGATACTTATTCCAGGTACTGATGTGGAGGTTGTTGAGGCAGGCAATGTAATTTACTACGACAAAAACGCTGGTCACAAGATGATGTTAAATAATGAGATTGTAACAATAATATCTGAAAGAGATATAGTAGTAGTACTATAGTTTTCTTTCTTTGTTCATTCTCTTAATCATCTTGCGATATACCTTGTCGCTATATTTAGCGTCAGATTCGAACATAGGATTTTTACGTTTGAGTTCGGAAACAGACTCCTCTTTGTTTAATTTTTTATAAATCGAAGCGCATACGCGCTTACTTTTGTAAGACAAGTCGTATAAAGTAGCTTCCCTTCCTTTTCGTTTACGCCACACTACTATCCAACCATTCTTCAATAAGTTTTCAAATCGTCTTTTATCCCACGACATTATTTCATTAAACTCTTCAAAAGCTTTACGCTTGAAAGGACCTTCACTGTATAAAAATAAAAGCATTTCTATTTCGGAAGTAGATAGGTTGTGTTTGGATCTAACCCAATGCCTTACTACTTTCCAATACTTGAGGTAGTCATTTGTTAGTGAAAATTTCATTAAATTATATTTGTATCTTTGCAAAGATAAGATTTTTATTATGGCGCTTGGACGAACAGCGAGATACTATCGAAAAAATAAAAAGGCTCGTAAAAAACACAGAGCCTACCAATCGGAATATAATAAAAAGAAATCTTCCATAAGACAAAGAGTTAGAGATAACCGTGCAAACCGAAGGTTTGGAACTTATGGAAACTATGACGGACTTGATGTGTCTAGAAAAAAAGGTGGCAAGTATGTTTTAGAATCTGAAAAGAAAAACAGAGGAAGTAAAACAAACACCCCAGGAGATAGAAGAGCTCGTGGTAAAAAAGGTAAGGGAAGAAAGAATAAAGGAAACACAGGAGGTAAATAAAAATTTATGAGCGGATTAGCAAACGGAATAGGTAATGGAACTCCATTTCCACAAAAAAGAAATACAGCAATCCCTGAAGTCTGTTTTATTATAACAGAGCTTGATGAGTTTTGTGAACAAGAAGTTGGCGTATTCAGAATGATTCCTGAAACATGCCCATAATAAATAAATAAAAAAATGGCAAATAAAAAATTTTCACAGTTTGATGTAAGAACTAATCCAGCTAACATTGATGCATTAGTAGGATATGAAGGATTAGATAACATACAAATAGATCCAGCGGATTTAATTCCAGAAGCTAAGTTTATGGTTACTGGTACATTCCAAAACTTATTTGGAGGTTCACCAGGAATATTCGGAGATACTTTAGAGTTCGGTGTAAAAGCTGTACCAGCTGCAGGGAATTCGTCAGTACTAACTATTCCATTTGATTGTACAATTACAGACGCAAGTGTTAAGTGGATTTCAAATACAGCAGTTAGTATTTTAAATGGATCTGATACATGGCAAGTAAAACTTTACAAAATGAGTAATACAGCGGGATCAGTTACTTTAACAGCAAACTATGATCCTCCTGTAGATTTTACAGGAATTGTATTAACTGTGGCAGACAATAATACTTTTCCAGCAAAATTTGCTACAGGATTGAATATAGATTTAAATGCTGGTGATATTATTAATGTTTCAGGTGTAGAGTCTGGAACAATAGGAACATCAGACGGTGAGATGGAGATGACAATTGCAATGGTTCCTAGATAATGAGTAAAGCAACAAAAAGAAAAGGTAATAAGATTTGTCCAGCAGGAATAGCTTGGGCAAAGAGAACATTTGACACATATCCGTCAGCGTATGCGAATATGGCAGCGAGCAAGTATTGTAAAGATCCTAATTACGCTAAAGGAGCTAAAAAGAAAAAGTAATGGACGCAAAAAAATTAAGAGAAATCTCAAGTCAATTGAAAAAAGCATCTGCTATGCATAAAGCACAAGCAGGCAAGATAGATAGATTACTAAAATCAATGAAGAAAAAGAAATGAGTAAACTAGCAAAAAATAATAGACCAAGAAGTAAAAATGGTAAAGGAGGCTTAGGTATGCAAAGTGTAATACACGGGATTGATAACAATCCTGAAATTACAGCTGCAGATCCAAAAGCTAAGTTTATCGCAAAAAATAAATAATTATGCCAACAGTAAGTTACAGTTGCCCTGATTCGGGCAAGCCGATGAAAAAAAGTTTTCCATACAATGCAGTAGGAAAAGCTCAAGCTCATGAATTCGCAAAAACAATGGGCGGATCAATGAAGAACAACCCTAATACTAGAATGACAGAGTCAGGATACTAATGGGTGAGCTTAAAAAATGGAGAGAGGAGAAATGGGTAAGGATTGGTACGGATGGATCAATCAAGGGAGCTTGTGGAACAAGCAAAAATAAAAAGAACCCAGATAGATGTCTGCCATTAGCTAAAGCTAAATCAATGACCAAAGCTCAAAGAGCTAGAACAGCCAGAAAGAAAAAGGCTGCTGGTCGAAAAGGAAAAACAGTAGTAGCAAACACAAAAGCAGGAAGAGTTACTAAAAAATATACAAAGAGATAATGTTATGGCCAATAAAAAAAACATGCCTTGTAACAAACCTAGACCTTCTGATAGGGCAGGTAAAAAACGCATGGTCAAAGCCTGCGAAGGAGGAAAAGAAAAGCTTATTCACTTTGGAGCAAAAGGATATGGACATAATTATTCAGCAGCTGCAAGAAAGAGCTTCAAGGCACGTCACAAGTGCGGAACAGCAAAATCTAAGCTAACAGCTCGTTATTGGGCATGTAAGAATTTGTGGGCTGGAAAGGGCGGTTCTAAGAAGGCTAGTCCTAAAAATAGGCAAGGAAAATATTAGTATATTTGTAGAATTAATAAAAATAAACGATATGCCAGATTATAATATGCCCATGAGAAACTCAGCTATTGATAGGTTTGAGGGGCCAATGACAAAAAGAGAAATAAAAAAACAAGCTCAAGCAGCTTTTGGTAGAAGACCTGCAAGACTGATGAAAACAGTTGGCAAGATTGAAGATGCTGTAGATGCAGGAAACTACAAAAAAGCAAAAAGGCTGAAAGACAGAGCGGATCGTTTAACGAGAAGAATACAGAAAAGTTAATAAACATTAAAAATTAAAGTTATGGCACAAGGGTACAACGACAGACTAGATGAGTCACTAGGAAACAAGCACAAAGGAAAGCATTCGCAATCCATGAAGGATCGTAGAGATGAGTCTAAAGCTATGTCAAAAAAGATTTATGGTCACGCATATGGTGGAGATCATTCAATGGGTTATGAGAAACATTACCCATCAAGTGTAAAAGGTCACTTGAGTAAGTTAATTAAAAAGTAAAATGGCTAAAAAGAAAAAAGCATTTCCTGCGATTAAAAAAAAGAATCAAGGAAAATTTTCTGCATGGGCTAAAAAAAACGGATTTGAGGATGCGTGTAGTGCTGCAGCAGCAGTTATGAAAAGCCCAAAGAAATATTCTGAGACAATTGTTAAGCAGGCTAACTATGCAAATAATTTTGGCTGTTCAATGAAAAAGAAATAATGGGAAAATTTTTAGTAAAAGTAGGATATTGGATTCAAAAAGCTTGGTGTAAGTTATTATGCAAGTGGAACTGGATAGTATCTAAATTAATAGTAAAAGTAAACGACTGCCCAGTTGCAGAATGCGTTTGCAAAAAATAAATTCTAATGAAATCTAAAGGACTTGGTGATACGGTTCACAAAGCTGCTAAATTAATAGGAGCGGATAAAGTGGCGAAAGCCTATGAAAAAGTAACTGGAAAGCCTTGTGGTTGTCAAGAAAGAAGAGATTCTTTGAATCGCAAGTTTCCTTATAATAAATAATAAAAATGGCATATCAAAAATTACAAGCAGGTAGAGCTGCATTAGTTGTTCCAAGTGATACTGACGAAATACCAGCAGTAACTGGTGGAACTAACAACGGGTGTGTTCTTTATATAGGAACACCTGGTGATATTCAAGTTAAAACAGTAGGAGGTGACGTTGTTACATTTGTAGGCGTTTATGCTGGACAGTTTTTTCCAGTTAACGTTCTTCAAGTATTTGCAACTGGAACAACTGCTGGTGAGATCATAGCTCTATGGTAGAATATTTTGAAAAAGATATTACGCTTGGTGATATAGAGGTGATATATGAAATAGTAGAAAGTGATGGCAACTGAGGTATCTGAAAATACAAAACTTACCCTTGACATAAAAACGATTGGAATCATTGTGGGATTTACCATAAGTTTAGCCACTACATATTTTACCCTTAAATCAGACATAGCAGTAGCTATGAATGAGCCTAAGCCAGAAGTTAGCTCCATTGAATTTCAATACAAAGACGAATTAGTTAGAAGCACAATTGAAAAGGTTGAATCAGATGTTGGAACATTAATGATCGACATAAATGAAATTAAAGAACAATTAAACAAAATGGACGAAAGACTTTATGAATTGAGCAAACAAAGATAAAATGAAACGTTTCATAGCGATAATATTATTATTCTTCTACACTAGTATCGCAGCTCAAGATTACAAAGATCAAATTTCTATAGTTCAATTTAGCGCCCCATTTACTACAGCTTCAGAAATATCCTTAAAAAAATTTTCTGATTATAATATTTATACTTTTCATATAACCGAAAAGAAGAGTGTTTTTGATAAAGAAAACATAAAGTACTTACCTACAATAATTTTATTTCATAACGGTAAGGAAGTATTAAGAATTGAGAGTGGGATCTCCTTAAAACTCCCAGATAACACGCATGACTTAATAGGTGATGCTATTGATGAAATTTTAGAAAGCAAGTTTTAATATGAAAAAATTATTTACACTAGTATTGGTTTTGTTTGTGTTTATTACAAATGCACAAGTTATTGATGATTCAAAAAAATTAGAGAATAAAGTCACAAGGAACTATAAAATAAAAGAATCGTTTAAGAATTTTTATAAAGATGTTTTTAAATATTCAACTTTTTATGCTTCTTATTCCGAATCTAGTCCATTGTTTACTCCTGAAACATATTTTGTAACACAACTTGGTGATGTAATTGATGTAAGTCCTGAAAAAGAAAATGATTATGCTGTTTCAGTAGGTCTTAGAAAGATTGCCAGAATGGATTATGAAAACAGAGAAAATAGATTTTATGATGGTACAGAGCAAAATGCTAGTTTACAATCTAATATTGGTAATGTAAAAGGATTAGAATATTTATTTCAATACAGTCAGGGAAGACAAAGAGGAAGAGATTTTGAAAGTCAAAGATATTTAGTGAGATACATTGCAAAATGGTGGATGGCTAAAACTGAAATTCAGCAAAACGGATTAATTAATTTAGATTATAAAGCTGCTGATTTAAGATTCAGAGTTCCTTTGTTTAAGAAATTTAGTTTATCAATTGGTGGTGCAGTAAGAACTCATTTACCTTATGGATATAATCCCATAGACGATTACCTCAGTCTTAATAATTGGTGGGATCTCGCATACGATTACGGTTTTATGGATCACTACTATGGAATAGATTATGATAATGACGGCTTAACTGATGATGCTGACTGGTGGTGGAGTGATGCAGAAGGCAACAGAGTTGCTGATACAGATTTAGATTTTAGAAGAAACGACTATACAGATATTGTGAATGATTATAATAAAAGAGAGCTTGATGCTATAGGAACATTAGGAACTTTGTCTGGAGTAGTTGGATTGGACTTTTATCATTACAGAGATAATTTTTGGTTACACAGCTGGACTTCTGTATATCCAAAACACAAACACATTCATGGGGATGAAGAGTTTAGCTATGAAACATTCATTGGTAGTGATGATTGGATAGATTATAATGTAGGCTTGATTACTGGATGGAACGTTACAAAAAAACTTGGCGTTTTTGTAGAATATGAAAAGACAAGATTTTGGGACAAAGATTTAGTATATATGAAAGCTGGACTTAATATTAAATTGTAATGGAAAAAATATCAAAAAATATAACATATAATGAAGCAGTACATTCAAATACTGCAAAAAGAAAAGGTATAGAAAATATACCAAACGAAAATCAAATAGCTAACATGATGACAATAGCTGAAATGATTTTTCAACCACTTAGAAGTTATGTTGGAGGCCCAATAAAAATAACTTCTTTTTTCAGATCTCCAGAATTAAATCAAGCTATTGGTGGGAGTAAATCCAGCCAGCATTGTAAAGGTCAAGCAATGGATCTGGATGATGTTTACGGACATAAAACTAATGCAGAAATGTTTGATTATATTCGTGAAAACTTAGACTTCGATCAATTAATATGGGAGTTTGGAGATGATAATAATCCTAATTGGATTCATGTATCTTATGTGGACAAACAGGAAAACAGAAACAGATGTTTGAAAGCATACAAAAAAAATGGTAAAACTAAATACATGGTAATATGAGTAAATCCAAAAAAAAATTCAAAGACACAAAAGTGGGACAATTTTTAAGTAAAGCAGCACCTGGGCTTTTAGGAACAATAGGTGATGTTTTGCCTGATCAAGGAGTGTTGGGTGTAGTCAAAAATTTGATTGATAAAGATCCTGCATTACCACCTGAAGACAAGGAAAAAGCTATGAAGCTATTAGAACTTGATATGATTGAAATGCAAGAAATTTCAAAAAGATGGACAGCAGATATGGCAAGTACAAGTTGGCTTGCTAAAAATGTACGACCAATAATACTTGTATTTTTTTCAGTAACTTATATTATAGGTTGGTATGCTGGTTATCAGTTAGATAGCGTTGCTGGAGTGTTATCGCTCATAGTTGGAGCATATTTCGGTTCTCGTGGAATTGAAAAGGTTATGGGTAATAATAAGCATAAATAGCTTCGAAAAAAATATAAGAATAATTGATTACCTTTGCATTAATAACTTAAATTTAAAATAATGAAAAAAGTAAAGAAAGAAGAATTAGAAAAATTACAACAATTAAACTCTGAGTTTGTACAAGCAAAAACACAGTTAGGAGATTTAGAGATTCAAAAATCTATAATAATTTCAAATGTTCAAGAAATTAGATCTCAATTTGGTGAATTAGAACAAACGCTTATGAAAAAATATGGCGAAAATTCTGTTATTAATTTACAAACAGGAGAAATAAAAGAAAAAGAATAAGATGGCAAAAATTAGCAATACTTTATCATATCCAAATCAATCACCTATTGAAGGTGCAGATTATTTGATTGGAACAGCTGCGAACTCTACACCGATTGACAAGCAGACTAAAACATTTACAATTCAAGATATTGCTAATTTTATTATTGATTCAGCGTTTGATGGCGTGTCATATAGACTACCAATTTTTACTGCACCAGGTGCAGGCCAAGAATCATTACTTTTAGTAAACTCTTTATTTTATCAAGATACCGCTTCCTTAGGTGGCAAGCCAGCAGAGGTCCTAGGAACCACCGTTTATCTTAATAACGGAGCTGGTGTAGGTAGTCTTGAGATTGCACAAAATTTAACAGTAGGAGGTAATAGTAGTTTACAAGGAAACTTAACGGTTGTAGGAACTACTACTTTATCAGGAAATATAAAACTTTTAGGTCCTGTATATGATGCAAATGATCAAGTAGGAAATAATGAACAAGTATTAGTTTCTGATGGAAATGGAAATGTAACATGGCAGAACTTTCAAGGATCAGGTCTTGAGTTCCAAGGAGCTTGGGATGCTAGAACTGCTGCTCAAGGTGGAGCTGCAGGTGATGGCGGTAATCCTGATTTATTATTAGTTCAGTTAATTCCTGGAAACACAGGAAAATACTGGGTTGTATCTACTGCTGGTAGTGTAGCATTACCTACAACAGGCGGTGGAACAATTACTGATTGGGAGCCAGGTGACTGGGCAATCGTATCTGAAGATGATGCGGGTAACGTATTTTGGGATAAGATTGATAATTCATCTGTTTTAACAGGACAAGGAACACCAGGTAATATTGCTATTTGGACTGCGCCTAGAGAACTGGGTGACGCTCCAATAGTTATAGATCCTATTCCAGGTGGCACATCACTTGCGTTTAATGCTACAGCTACTCACACAATTACAGGGACGGCAGAATCAAATGCATTTGGTACTAATCAAAGAATTACTGCAGATTACGCTATTAGTGGTGGAGAAGACAATGATAATGCTGGTCAATCATCAATTGTAGTTGGAGCTAATATTACTAACGAGGCTGAAGAAGCAGCTGTATTTGGAGGAAGTCACAGTGTTGATCCAACTTCTACGGCATCTCTTGTTGGAGGTTCTGCTCATGATGTAGAAGCACCTTATGGATTTGCTGTAGGTCAGTCAAACCTAGTTCAAGGTCAAAGTTCAGCCGCATTTGGTGAAAACAACGAAGTTTCAGGAAATGCTTCTATAGTAGCTGGGGACACTTCAAATGTAAGTGGAGATACTTCTTTTGCAATAGGAGAAAATATAGTAGTAAGTGGACAAGGCTCAATATCAAGTGGATCAGGCAATACGGTTGCTGGAGATAACTCAATTTCAGTAGGAGAAAGCAATTTAATTGACGCTAGCTCAAGTCTTTCTATAGCTGTTGGACAAGATCATCAAATAGATGCTCCTAAAAATGCAGCATTTGGAGATTCTATTCAAATAGGAGTAGGAGAGGGACATATTGGTGTGGGTGCATCACACAACATACAAGGAAGTGCAAATGCAGTATTTGGTAGTACACATGTCGTTACAAGTACTACTGGAATAGTAAGTGGCTCAACTAATACTGTTAGTGGACAATCTTCAGCATCTTTTGGAGACACTCTTACTAATGAAGGAACAGCTTCTTTAGCTGTTGGTTCTGCTAACTCAATTACAAATCCAGCAAAATTTGCTGTAGTTGGTGGGGAAAATTCTTCAGTATCTAATACGCATTCAACAGCAATTGGAGACACAGTAGCTGTATCAGGAATAGCTTCTATTGGAGCTGGTAAAACTGTAACAATTGCAGGCGACTATGCAGTAGCTATGGGTAGAGAGGCTAGAGCAGATAAAACAAATGGAGTTGCAATTGGTCATAAAGTTGAATCACTAGATAATTTTGATGTAGCAATTGGAGACGGTGCAATAGCACAAGGAACAAACTCGGTTTCTATAGGTTTTGGAACAAATGCAACTGGAATAAAATCAATGTCTTTAGTAGACAATTCCGTAGCAAGTGGAGAGGCTGCATTAGCAGCAGGTAGAGAAGCTGCAGCAGCAGGAGATGGATCGGTAGCGATAGGTTATAAATCTGCTACTTCTGCATCATTCTCAGTTGCTATAGGAGACGAGGCTGAAGCTCAAGGAGAAAGTTCATCTGCTTTTGGTTACAAAGCTTTAGCGACTGGAAAAGAATCTACAGCCATAGGGCCAGCATCAAATGCAAATGGAGAAGGTTCAATTGCTATGGGAGCTGGATCATCAGCAAATGGCCAGTATTCTGTTGCAATTGGATCCGACAATGATGTAGTTGAAGATGGAGGATTAGGAAATGTAGCTATAGGTCATAACAATAAAGTTAATGATCTTGCAGTTGCGCAACCTGGAGATGGAAACTTTGCTTTAGGTAATAGCAACACAATTACTGGTAGCGTAGGTGCAATTGGTGAAGGAAATTCATGGTTAATATCGGCAGGTTCTAAGCAGAAAAAAGCTATAATTATAGGTAATGACAATGATAAGAGTAATGGACCTAATGGAGGAGGAGCGATAGTATTAGGTAACTCACTTAATAACTTTGCACAAGATAATGCAATATATATTGGAGGTACTAATAGAACTTCATTCTACTCAAATGTCAAACCAGGTCCTTCTAATTTAAGTAAAGAAGTTATAAGAATAGTAGATAGCGGAACTAGAATAGGAAATGCCTTATTAGTACAAGATAATTTAGGTACAGGTTCTAACTGCCCTGCTGCAAGTGCGATTATTGGCCCTTATGCTGGTAATCACAGTATAGATTCTACTTCAGTAGGTTGTGTATCTATAGGTTTAAGAAACAATATCGTAGCAGGTGTAGGTTCAGCAATATTAGGTGTAGAAAACAATGCTAACTTTACTAACTCATCAGATACAAGTAGAAGTCATATCATTGGATATCAAAACACCATGACAGATTGTTATTCTTCAATTATTGTTGGTGGACAAAGTGAGATTACTACAAACAATAATGCTTTTGCATTTGGATTTAGTAACGAGCTTCATGGACAAGATTCAATGTTTGCCTTCGGAGAAAACAACACAGGACCTAACGGGGCTCAAGATAGAAACTCATTTATGATTGGAGCACAGCTTCAAGGTTCTGACAAAACAATGAATTTAGGATTCAGAAACAATGTAGCTGAATACCCAACTCCTCAACGAAGTTTAGGACTAGGAGATGTAGCATTTAGTGTTTCAGTAGGATTAAATGTAAACACTGATTCAAATGCATTATTAATTACAGAAGGTGGTATTAACGGTGGAGCTCCAAGCGCACCTCAAGTACCAAGAGTTATTCTACCAACAGTTGTGCAGTTTAATTTTGCTGATGATACAGCAGCAGCAGCAGGGGGAATACCTGTAGGAGGATTGTATCACAACGCAGGCGTGCTTAGAATACGAATTGCGTAAATAAAATTAAATAAAATGGAAATAAGAAAAATCTCTATAGGAGCAGACTATAAGTCTAGTGCTATGCACTACATAGTAAATCAAGTAGTACTAGGAGGCAGTTATCATATTCATTTAATAAAGCATGATTCAGAATCTAACTCAATAAAAATATGGGTAGAAAACTCTGATCAAGAAATTTATTTATGGAAAGAATTTAACTCTAATATGCCTGTTTCTGTTGAATATAATATAAACTTTGAATGAAATCACCTTTTTATTTCATTGTAAAACCTTACAATGGGAAAAGGTATGATAACACAAAAAAAATTGGAAACATTGACTTTATCATAAGTAGTTCCAAAGAAGATCATACTGTTTCCAACAGGTATGCCATTGTTCAAGAAACACCTATAAATTATGAAGGAGAAATAAAAGTTGGTGATACTTTGTTGGTTCATCACAATGTATTTAAATATTATAATGATATGAAAGGGCGTGAAAAAAGTGGTAAAAGCTTTTTTAAAGACGACCTTTTTTTTATTGATATGGATCAGTTTTATATGTACAAACAAAATGATATATGGAAATGTCATTCTAAATATTGCATGGTAAAACCTATTCCTAAAAAAAATCATTATTTAAAAACTCATCAAGAAGAAGAGCCTTTGACAGGATACATTAAATATTCTAATCAAGAGCTAGATAAAAAAGGAGTAAAGGAGGGTGATTTGATTTCTTTTCAGCCTGATAGCGAATACGAATATAATGTAGATGGTGAAAAATTATATAGAATGTTTACTAATAATATAACTTTAATATATGACTAATAAAGAATTAAAACTTGAAATTATTAAGGCAGGGCATAGGGCTGTAACGCAGTTAATTAAAGTCGCTAAAGAAGATATAATTAAACCAGATCCAAATGATGAGCTAGCAGCAGACAGATTAAAAAATGCAGCAGCAACTAAAAAGCTAGCAATATTTGATGCTTTTGAAATTTTAGCTAGAGTAGAATCAGAAAAAGAATTATTAGGGGAATCAGAAAATAAAACAAAAGATAAAACATTAAGAGGTTTTGCAGAAAGAAGGTCAAAATAAATTATATAATCTTTTAGAAGATGCAATACCCAAGTCTACTTTGGTTACTAAAAACAAAGCTAAATCTTGGAAGTATGGGTATGATGAAAAACATGATGTTGTAGTTATATCAAAGTCTGGACAAATAGAAGATGTTATAAGTATAAATGGACTTAGAATTGCTTTACCAAAACCCCCAAAAAAAATATATAAAAGAAGCAGTAAAAAAGCTGAACAGTATTGGGAAAGGTTTGAATACCCTAAAGAATTATTTAGAATTAAAAGTATATTTAATTGGCATAGTTCACCAACTGCTTTTAAAAATCAATGGGTGGATTATATTGAGACTGAGTTCGATAGAAGAGAAGAAGGTTTTTGGTTTTATTCAAATGGAATAAAAACTTACATTACAGGATCTCACTATATGTATCTTCAATGGACAAAAATTGATGTAGGTTTTCCTAACTATCGAGAAGCAAATAGAATTTTTTACTTATACTGGGAGGCTTGTAAAGCAGATACACGATCATTCGGTATATGTTATTTAAAAATTAGACGTTCAGGTTTTTCTTACATGGGAAGCGAAGAATGTGCTAATATTGGAACAATATCAAAAGATGCTCGAATAGGCATACTGTCAAAAACAGGAGCAGATGCTAAAAAAATGTTTACAGACAAAGTTGTTCCTATATCTAACAATTATCCATTCTTTTTCAAGCCTGTTCAAGACGGTATGGATAAACCAAAGACAGAGTTAGCGTATAGAGTTCCAGCCTCAAAGATTACAAAAAAGAATATGTATTCTGAAGAGGTAGATTTAGTTGAAGGTTTAGATACAACAATAGACTGGAAAAATACAGGAGACAATAGTTATGATGGAGAAAAACTAAAACTTTTAGTTCATGATGAATCTGGTAAGTGGGAAAAGCCTAATAATATTTTAAACAACTGGAGAGTTACTAAAACTTGTTTGCGTTTAGGTAGTAAAATTATTGGCAAATGTATGATGGGGAGTACATCAAATTCTTTAGAAAAAGGAGGAGATAGTTTTAAAAAATTATTTTATGATTCTGACATAAATAATAGAAACGCAAATGGCCAAACCAAAAGCGGTTTATATTCATTGTTTATTCCTATGGAATGGAATATGGAGGGATTTATTGATAGATATGGATCTCCTGTTTTTTACAATCCTGATGAAGAAACAATTGATGTTTATGGAGATTATATAACTCAAGGAGCTGTGGATTATTGGGAAAATGAAGTGGAGTCTTTAAAAAATGATCCAGATGCTCTAAATGAATTTTATCGCCAGTTTCCGAGATCTGAGAATCATGCTTTTAGAGATGAAAGTAAACAATCATTATTTAATCTTCAAAAGATATATCAACAGATTGATTATAATGAATCCTTAATAAAAGATCAATTTATTACTAGAGGTTCTTTTTCTTGGAGAAACGGAATAAAGGATACGGAAGTTGTGTTTAGTCCTAATGATAGAGGTAGATTTTATGTTACTTGGACTCCAAACAAACAGCTACAAAACAAACATTATTTTAAAAATGGTAGAAGATGTCCAGGAAATGAACATATGGGATCTTTTGGATGTGATAGTTACGATATATCAGGAACAGTTGGGGGTGGAGGATCTAATGGAGCTTTACACGGAATGACAAAGTTTCATATGGATGATGGCCCTACCAATGAGTTTTTCTTAGAATATATAGCAAGACCACAAACAGCTGAGATATTTTTTGAAGATGTGTTGATGGCTTGCGTGTTTTATGGAATGCCTATATTAATTGAAAATAATAAACCTAGACTTTTATATCATTTTAAAAACAGAGGATACAGAGGTTATTCAATGAATAGACCAGACAAAGTATTTAATAAGTTGTCTAAATCAGAAAGAGAACTAGGAGGTATTCCAAACTCCAGTGAAGATGTAAAACAAGCACATGCTGCAGCGATAGAATCATATATAGAAAAATATGTTGGACTAGATTTTTTAGGAACATTTAGAGATCCAGATTCAATGGGAAGTATGTACTTTACTAGAACATTAACCGATTGGGCAAGGTTTAATATCAACAATAGAACCAAATTTGATGCTTCTATTAGCTCAGGTTTAGCTGTAATGGCTAACCAAAGGAACCTATATCAGCCCGTTAAAAATAAATCAAAAATAAAACTTAACTTTGCAAGATATGACAATACGGGAAGTTTTAGCCAAATTTTAAAGTAAATGAAGGACGTAAAAATATCAATTAACCCGCAGGGTTTCCCAAGTCAATTTGTATCAGATAGCGTAAAAAAAAGCTCAGAATTTGGCCTACAAATTGGTCAAGCGATACAATATGAATGGTTTAGAAAAGATGGAGGTCAAAGTAGATTCTACAATCAATGGGCTGACTTTCATAGACTACGATTATATGCTCGTGGCGAGCAGTCAATTCATAAATATAAAAACGAATTAGCTATTGATGGTGATTTAAGTTATTTAAATCTAGATTGGACACCAGTTCCCATAATTCCAAAATTTGTAGATATTGTTGTAAATGGAATGGCTGAAAGGTTATTTAAGGTAAGAGCTTATGCTCAAGACGGAAACTCTTTAGATAAAAGAAGTAAATATCAAGAAGAAGTAGAAAAAGACATGTTAGCTAAACCTATAATGCAGCAGGTTCAAAAGTCATTGGGTGTAAATACATTCCGAATGAGTGAGGAGGAGGTTCCTGAAAATGACGAAGAGCTAGCATTACATATGCAAATAAAATATAAACCAGCTATTGAAATAGCAGAGGAAGAAGCAATCAATACAGTTTTAGCAGAAAACAGATTTAGGGATATTCAGAAGCAATTGTATTATGATCAAATGGTTTTAGGAATATCAATATGTAAACATTCTTTTAAATTAGGTTCTGGTATTGCAATTGAATATGTAGATCCTGCTAATGTTGTTTACAGTTACACTGAAGATCCTACATTTAAAGATTGTTTTTATTGGGGTGAAATTAAAACATTGCCAATTATAGAACTGAAAAAAATAGATCCAAGCTTAACAAATGAAGACATGGATGAAATATCTAAATATAGTCAAAGCTGGTACGATTACAATAATACTGCACAATATTATAATAACAGCATGTTTAGCAAAGACAGCGCAACTTGTTTGTTTTTTAATTATAAAACCACTAATACTTTTACTTACAAGAAAAAGGTAAATTCATTGGGAGCTGAAAAAGTTATTGAAAAAGATGACACTTTTAATCCTACAGAAGAAATGCAGGAGGAAGGTAAATTTGAAAAGATTACTAAAACTATAGATGTTTGGTATGAAGGTGTAATGGTAATGGGAACTAACATTCTTCTTAAATGGGAAATGGCAGAAAATATGGCAAGACCTGTTTCTGCATCGCAAGAAGTTTATCCTGAATTTATTGCTGCAGCTCCAAGAATGTATAAAGGAGTTTTAGAATCTTTAGTAAGAAGAATGATTACTTTTGCTGATTTGATACAAATGACTCATTTAAAATTACAACAAGTAATTAATAGAGTTGTTCCTGACGGTATATTCATTGATGCAGATGGTTTATCAGAAGTAGATTTAGGAACGGGACAAACTTACAATCCAGAAGATGCGTTGAGAATGTTTTTTCAAACGGGTAGTGTTATTGGAAGAAGCTATACACAAGACGGTGATTTCAATCAATCAAGAGTGCCTATTCAACAATTAAACGCTAGTTCTGGACAAGCAAAAATTCAAAGTTTAGTTGGAACTTATAATCATTATATGTCTATGTTGCGTGATGTAACAGGATTAAATGAAGCAAGAGACGGAACAAGACCTGATACTTATGCATTAGTAGGATTACAAAAACTAGCTGCATTAAGCAGTAATACTGCAACCAGGCATATTTTAGACGCAGGATTATCATTAACTGAAAGGTTATGTACTGCTTTATCAAGCAGAATTGCAGACTTAATTGAGTATTCTGATTTTAGAGAAGAGTTTGTAAATCAAGTTGGTAAATTTAATGTAGGTATTTTAGAAGAAATTTCTCAACTGTATTTAAGTGATTTTGGAATATTTATAGAAGTTACTCCTGATGAAGAACAAGAAAAACTTCTAGAGCAAAATATACAAATGGCGTTATCCAAAAACGATATAAATCTTGAAGACGCTATTGATATTAGAGAGATAAAAAATATAAAGCTTGCTAATCAAATGTTAAAGGTTAGAAGAAAAGCTAAACAAGATCAAGATCAGCAGGCTAAAGCTGCGGCTGCACAACAACAAGCACAAATCAATATGCAATCACAGCAAATGGCAGCACAAACTGCAATGAAAAAGCTACAAATGGAAACTCAATCTGCAATGCAAATTGAACAAGGAAAAGCTCAGTATGCTATAGAAAAAATGAAAGGTGAAGCAGCAATTAAATCTGAACTTATGAAGTTAGAGTTTAATTTACAAATGCAGCTTCAAGGTGTACAACAAGATGGTTTAGCAAAGAGAGAGGCAAAAAGAGAGCAAGCAAAAGCGGATCGAATTACTCAAGGAAATTCGCAGCAATCTCAACTCATACAACAACGTAAAAATAATACCCCACCTATTAAGTTTGAGTCTAACGAAGACAGTTTAGATGGGTTTGACTTAGCAGAATTTGAGCCAAGATAGGCTTAAAAATTGTTTTAAATTTAGTATTAACTTTGTAAAAAATTAAATAAAATGGAATTAAAAATAAAAGAAGTAAATCCTGTAGAGGAAAAGTCTGTACAGGAAGTAGAAGAGAAACTACTTAAAAAACATGAAGAAGAAAATTCTGGTGCTGTTGAAGCAACAGAACAAACTGCTACAGAACCTGCTGAAAAGCAAGCTGTAGAACAAAGTACCGATGATAAGTCGGAAGTTGAAAGTCCAACTATAAAAGACGAAGATGTTCTTTCATATATTAAAAATAGATATAATAAGGATATATCTTCTGTGGATGATTTGTTTATTGAAAAAGAAAAAAATGAACCACTCCCTGAAGATGTGTCTAAATATTTGGATTTTAAAAAAAATACAGGAAGAGGTTTTCAGGACTTTGTAAAAGCTAATAGAGATTATACAGAGTTTTCAGACGATCAAATCCTGAGAGAATATTATTCTTTGACTGAAGAAGATTTAGATTCTGATGACATTCAGTATCTTATGGACGATAAGTTCGGTTATGATAAAGAGTTAGATGATGAAAAAGAAATAAAGAAAAAGAATATATCAAAGAAAAGAGAGATTTCTAAAGCTAGAAAATATCTTAAAGAATTTAGTGAATCATACAAGATTCCTCTTGAGTCAAGTGGGAGTCAGATTTCGAAAAAAGATCTTGAAGAATTAAAAGCATATAGAGAAGCTCTTAAACAATCTGAAAGCGCCCAAGAAGCAGCTCGTAAAAAGAGCGAATACTTTTTGAAGCAAACTGATAAGGTTTTTGATTCCGAGTTCAAAGGTTTTGAGTTCAATGTAGGAGATAAAAAAATATCATACGCATACGGGGATGCTGCAGAAATGAAAGCCAAACAATCTAACCTAGATAATTTTGTAAGAAATTATGTTGGAGAGGATGGTTTAATTAGTGATGCCAGAGGGTGGCACAAAGCAATTAGCGTTGCAATGAATCCCGAAAAATTTGCTCAATATTTTTATGAGCAAGGCAAGGCAGATGCAATTGGAGATGTTTCGAAGAAAAGTAAAAACATCAACATGAATGTAAGGCAAACGCCTCAGTCAATTGGCGACACTGGATTTAAGGCTAGACATATTTCTGATACAAGCGGTAGAGGATTGAGAATTAGAAGTAAAAAGAAATAAACATTTAAAAATTAGAAATTATGCCAGTAAATGCAGTACCTGGGTTTGACTTGCAACCAAGTTCGGAACAGGTTTTATTACAGACAAACTACATTACCAATTTCGATTTCTTAAACCAGTATTTACCAGATACATATGAAAAAGAATTTGAAAGATATGGTAATCGTACAGTAGCATCATTCTTAAGAATGGTAGGCGCTGAAATGCCTTCTAACTCTGACCTTATTAAATGGGCAGAGCAAGGAAGATTACACACTAAATATGTAGACGTTACATCTGGAGCAGCAGCAGCTTCTCTAACAGCTACACTAACTATTAATGACGTATTAGTACCTGGTTCAGGTGGAATCGCTATTAGAGTTGGACAAACAATTATGTTATCAGATAGTTCTTTAAACTCAACAAACAGTAACAAAGCAATCGTTACAGCAGTTGATACAGCTTTAGGAACTGTAGATGTAGCATATTATGAAGCAGCAGGTCAGTCAATGGCTGCAGGTGTACAATGTTCACTATTTATTTATGGTTCAGAGTTCCAAAAAGGAGCTATCGGAATGGAAGGTCAGTTAGAAGCTGATGACTTTATTTTCGAAAATTCACCAATCATCATCAAAGACAGATACGCAGTATCAGGATCTGACATGGCACAGATTGGATGGATTGAAGTAACTACAGAAAACGGAGCAACAGGATATTTATGGTACTTAAAATCAGAGCACGAAACAAGATTAAGATTTGAAGATTATCTTGAGACTGCAATGGTAGAAGCAGTACCAGCAGCACCAGGTTCAGGAGCAGCTGCTATTGCAGCAGGAGTAGCTTCAGGTGTTGGTAACAAAGGTTCTGAAGGTTTATTCTATGTAGTTGAGGAAAGAGGAAATGTTTGGAGTGGTGGTAACCCAACTACTTTAGCTGACTTTGATGCAATTATTCAGAGATTAGACAAGCAAGGTTCTATCGAAGAAAATGTACTTTTCGTAAACAGAGAATTTGGATTTGACATTGACGATATGTTAGCGTCTCAAAACTCATATGGTAATCCAGCTGGAACATCATATGGTCTTTTTGACAATGATGAGGAAATGGCGTTAAATTTAGGCTTCTCAGGATTTAGAAGAGGATATGACTTCTATAAAACTGATTGGAAATATCTTAACGATCCTACTATGAGAGGTGACATTGTTGGTGGAGCAATCAATGGTATTTTAGTACCTGCAGGCTCAACAACTGTATACGATCAAGTATTAGGTAAAAACGCTAAGAGACCTTTCTTACACGTTAGATATAGAGCTTCAGAAACTGAAGACAGACGTTACAAGACTTGGATTACAGGTTCAGCAGGTGGAGCAGCTACATCGTCATTAGATGCGATGGAAGTTAACTTCCTATCTGAAAGAGCTTTATGTACTCTAGGAGCGAACAACTTCTTTATCTTTACTAACTAGGATATAGATTATAGGAATAGGGGCCGAAGCATGGAGCAAGGCCCCTCATTTCTTTTTAATAAAATTTAAATTAAATAAAATGAAAAAAAATAAAAACATATTTGTAGATAAAACCTACAAACTTACCAAAGACAAAGCTCCATTGAGCTACACAATACCTTCTCGAAATACAAAGAGAAAATCATTATTATATTTTGACGATAAAACAGGAGTTAACAGATCTCTTCGTTATGCTAAAAATCAAAAAAGTATTTTTGAGGATGAGCAAGACGGAAATGTTTTGTTAGAGCCAATTGTTTTTGAAGATGGATTCTTACGAGTTCCAAAGCAAAATCAAATATTACAAGAATTTTTAGCATATCATCCTGCAAACGGAAAAGAGTTTGTTGAAGTAGATAGAGAGCAAGATGCTTCAGCTGAAGTTGAGAACTTAGATTTAGCTTTAGAAGCTCAAGTATTAGCAAAAGATTTAGACGTTGAAATGCTAGAAACTATAGCAAGAGTTGTAATAGGATTGAACATTGAAAAAATGACTTCTGCTGAATTAAAAAGAGATGTAAGACTATTTGCTAAAAGATATCCAGGTGAATTTATGGAGTCAATTAATGATCCATTATTGTCATTACAAAACAAGTGTGCTAAATTCTTTAGCGAAGGACTTCTTGTTTTAAAGAACAAAAAAGATGTTTACTATAATTTGAAAGGAAACAAAAACAAACTATTAACTGTTCCGTATGGTGAAGATCCTTTATTTATTTTAGCATCGTTTTTACAAAGCGATGAAGGGATAGAGGTTCTGCGAATATTGGAATCAAAACTAGATTAGTCCAGGAGGCCTCAAAAAAAGAGGCCTCTTTTTTTTTCTTATCTTTGTACAAACTAAATTTACCATGATAAATGAAGTAAGAAATACTGTGCTTTCTATTGCCAATAAAAATAATTTTGGATATATAACTCCTAATGATTTTAACCTTTACGCAAGACAAGCTCAATTAGATATATTTGAAGATTATTTTTATCAATACAATGCTTGGAATGTAAAACAGAACGTTAGACAATCTGGTACAGGTTATGCTGATATTGTAAAAAGCTTAGAGGAAGTATTAGATAGTTTTTCTGCTACAAGAGCTTTAATATATAGAGGATCTTCTTTATATGATTTACCAGAAAATTATTATTTAATTAATAAGATTAATTATTATAATACTATAAAAACCACTGGTAATACAACAAACGTTGTGGCAAATACTTTAGAAGATGCAAATGCAGATTTTGTAACTGATAATATTGTGGTGGGAGATTTAGTAAGTAATGATGTAACAGGTTTGGCTGCTTTTGTAACTAGAATAGTTTCTCCTACTGTTATTCAGCTAAGTAATGATATTTTTGATTTGGTAGGTATTGATTATGCAATAGTATCAACTATTCCATCAACAATAAGAGAAATAGAAAGGGTTTCTCAAAATAAAATATTTTATCTAAATAGTAGCCCTTTAACTTATCCAACAACTATGTATCCTGCATATGTTTTGGGAGGAGCTGATGGAACAGCTGGATCATCCAGCACTTTTGGAAATACTGTTACAGTATATCCTGACAGCATAGGCACACAAGGTATGGTTATTACTCAGTATATAAGATATCCTAGAGTTCCTAACTGGACGTATGTTCAAATTGGTGTGAACCAAGAGCCATCATTTGATGAAAGTAATCCTGACTATCAGGATTTTGAATTACCAGAATCAGATGCGCCAAACTTGATAAATAAGATATTACAATATGCTGGTGTATCTATAAGAGACAACACTGTTGCTGCATTTGGGAAAGCAGAAGAAACTGAAGCTAATAACCAAGAAGGACAATAATTATGGCATTTTTAACAGACTATCAATATTACGAAAATAGCGGCAACGCTCCAGAAAATGAAAACTGGGGTTCATATCAATATGTTTCATTGGATGAAATTGTAACTAATTTTATATTAATGTATGTTGGGAATGATAAGCTAATAAATAATGTAGAAAAATATAACATAAGGTTTCACGCAAAACGAGCTATACAAGAATTAAATTACGATTCTTTAAAAGAAATAAAAATTTTAGAATTACAAGTTTGTGATACTTTGAGATATGTTTTACCTCCCGACTATGTAAATTGGGTTAGAATATCATTATATAAAGACGGATTGTTATTACCGTTAAGTGAAAACATTCAAACAAACTGGGCAGATGCTTATTTGCAAGATAATAATTGTAGAATATTATTTGATCACGATGGACAAATATTGAAGCCATCGACATCTACAATTGATATGCAAAGGATTTTAAATCAAAAGAAAACAATTTATTTAAATGAACTTAGTGAGTATCATGGTCAAGAAGGATACTTTTATAATGGGTTGTGGTATTTTGAATATCCTATAGGCGCAAGGTATGGTTTAAATACAGAAACAGCGAATCAAAATCCTACATTTAAATTAAACAAACAAGCGGGTGTAATTAATTTTAGTTCTGATATGGCAAACGAGCTTTGTGTATTAGAATATGTTTCTGATGGAATGGAAAAAGGAGATGACTCTAATGTTAGTGTAAACAAATTATTTGAAGAGTTTATTTATGCTTATATGAAATATGTTATTTTAAATAGCAAAATCGGAGTTCAAGAATACATAATTAATAGAGTTAGAAAAGAAAAATCAGCGCTTTTAAGAAACGCTAAGTTAAGATTAAGTAATATACACCCAGGAAGATTATTAATGAATCTAAGAGGGCGTGCTAAATGGATAAAGTAATATGCCCAGAGTTCAAAGGAATTTTATAAAAGGTCGAATGAACAAAGGCGTGGATGAACGCCTAGTTCCTAATGGTGAATATGTAGATGCCTTAAACGTTAGGTTGGGTTCTACTGAAGGCACTGAAATTGGTGCTGTCGAAAATTCAAAGGGGAATGAAGAGCTTGTTTCTTTAGAGTTTAAAGGAGCTCCTTTAAGTTCAGAAGCTAAATGTATAGGAGCTTTTGAAGATGGTGGTGAAGAAACTATGTATTGGTTTGTAACTGATCCTGCGAACACAAGTAGTGCAACTAATAAAGTAGATTTAATTGTTTCATATAACACCAGAACTTTTGTTTTAGTATACCATGTTATTTCTACAAGTGTATTAAATTTTGACAAACAATTTTTAGTAACTGGAGTTAATAAAATTGGTGATTTATTATTTTTTACAGACAACTTAAATCCACCCAGAAAAATTAATGTAACCAGAACTTATTTAAGTCCTGATAATGCAGATGTAGATCAAGTTACTGAGCAAGATATTGGAGTTATATTAGCTCCACCATTAAACGCTCCCGAAATATCTCAATACAATATTGGTGGTGGTGAAAACTTTATGGAAGAAATTCTCATAAGTTTTGCATATAGATGGCAGTATGAAGATGGTGAATATTCTGCTTTATCTCCATTTACTCAATATGCTTTTACTCCTGGGCCATTTCAATTTGATTATCAAACTTATAATCAAGAAGGAATGAGGAATATATTTAACACAGTTGACGTTACATTTGAAACAGGTGGAAGAAACGTAATAGATGTAGATGTTTGTTTTAAATTTAGCACAAGTCAGAGTGTTAATGTAATTGAAAGATTTAACAAAGTAAACGAAGGTTGGCTAGATAACACAGAACAAACAATAACTTTTACTAATAAAAAAATATACACAACTTTGCCTGAAGAGCAGTTGTTAAGACTATACGACAATGTTCCTTTGAAAGCTCAAGCACAAACAATAATGGGTAACAGATTAATGTATGGTAATTACGTTGATGGTTTTGATATTGTAAATACAGATGGTGCGCCTATTTATTTAGATTATGATTTAGAGTTAATTAGCGAAGAATTATCAGCTGATGAGATTATAGCAACTTTGTCAGATCAAAGTTACACTATAGATGTGCCAACAACTATTACTAATGCTAAATTTACAATTGATTTTGGAGGAGATCAAGTAATATTAGAGGAAGGAGCTCAGATAGGTTTTAACTTTAACTTTATACACGCATCTTTTGGTGGAGACACTGCTAATTATGTAAATGGATCCGAGCCTTTAAATTCCTTTGAAGATACATTCTTATTTGTTTTACAAAGAGACTA